ATTAGAGATTGGGAAGTTCTGTTTTTTGAGTTAGGAGCAGAGATATTGTCCAACCTTAGTGATTTTATAGCAGCAAATCCATCAAAAGCAACCCAACAAATTAGAAAAGACCTTAAGAATGCAATAAATAAGGTAAAAAAATCAAAAGATCCAAAGGTACTAAACACATTGAAAACACAATTAGATAGATTAAATGCTATTGGTGGTTTAAAATCAGTTGTACCGTCTGAGGGTATTACTTTTGTGTTCAAAGGAAAGTTATATAAGTATACTGGTGCTTTTGCACCAGCAAATCAAATCTTAGGTATGTTAAAATTCGTATAGGAGTAGGTTATGGCAGGATATAGTAAAGAAGCAAAAAAACAAAACGATGCATTGCAATCAATTTTAGAGGGTGGTACACCAGAAAAAACAATCCAAGTTGGGTATGAAGGTAAAAAACAAACTAGTGGTGACCAAATAAGTCCACTATCAGATGTTATGAAAAAAGCTCGTATGCCTTGGTTTTGCCCTAAGTGTGATAAAATAATGAAAAGTAGACATGATAGTAAAATGTGGATGTCATATGGACATTGTTTCAATTGTCAAATAGAGTTTCAAAATAAACTAGCTGTGGATGGTAAACTTGACAAATGGAAAACTGACAAGGATAAAAAAAATAAATTAGCATGGATTAAAGAACAAAAAGAAAGTATCAAAGAATTTAAAAAACAAGAATCACCTGAGTTTCATCAACAATTTAGACCTGATGGATATTCTATTGATAAAGAAAAATGGGATATTGATAAAAACGCTATTATTGAAAAAGCAGACGAAGCTCTAGAGTATTTACAAAGTTTAGAGGATAGTTTAAAATAAAATGAGAAATAAACAAGGACAATTAAAAGAAGTAATAAAAAAAGAATACATAAAATGTGCTTCTGATCCGTGTTATTTTTTGAAAAAGTTTTGTTTCATACAACATCCCATAAAAGGTAAAATACCATTTTCGTTATATGATTTTCAAGAAAAAACTGTCGAAGACTTTGTACAACATAGATTTAATATTATACTTAAAGCTAGACAATTAGGTATATCTACAATTACAGCTGGTTACTCTCTTTGGATGATGACTTTTCATCAAGATAAAAATATATTAGTAATTGCTACTAAACAAGAAGTAGCAAAAAACTTAGTTACCAAAGTACGAGTAATGCATGCTAATTTACCATCTTGGTTAAAACAAAAATGTGTTGAAGATAATAAGTTATCACTAAGATATAAAAATGGTTCACAGATAAAAGCTGTATCAAGTGGTGAGGATAGTGGTCGTTCAGAAGCATTATCTTTATTAGTACTTGATGAGGCTGCATTCATTGATAAGATTGATGGAATATGGGCAGCAGCTTCACAGACATTATCAACTGGTGGTCAATGTATAGCACTATCTACACCAAATGGTGTTGGTAATTGGTTTCATAGAACTTGGATGGATGCTGAAGATAGTTTGAATGATTTTAACTTTATTAAATTACATTGGACAGTACATCCAGATAGAGAACAAGATTGGAGAGATGAACAAGATACTCTCTTAGGTCCTTCTTTAGCAGCACAAGAATGTGATTGTGACTTTATTACATCTGGTCAATCTGTAGTTGATGGTATTATATTAGAAGAGTATAAGAATACTCAAGTAAAAGAACCACTTGAAAAAAGAGGTATTGATAGTAATGTTTGGATATGGGAACCACCAAACTATACAAAAGATTATATAGTATGTGCTGATGTAGCTCGTGGAGATTCAACAGATTACTCGGCGTTTCATATAATCGACATAGAAACTTTAGAACAGGTTGCTGAATATAAAGGTAGAATGTCAACTAGAGATTTTGGAAACCTTTTGGTGAACATTTCTATTGAATATAATGATGCATTACTAGTTATAGAGAACAACAATATTGGTTGGGCTACTATACAACAATGTATTGATAGAGAATATCAGAATTTGTTCTATATGAGTAAAGATTTACAGGTAGTTGATGTACACAGACAAGTTAATAATAAAATTAATAGGTCTGAAAAACAATTAGTTCCTGGATTTACTGTTACACAGAAAACAAGACCACTTGTTGTAGCAAAATTAGAAGAGTTTTTTAGAGAAAAACTTGTAACTGTGCGTTCAACTAGATTAATTGATGAGTTGTTTGTATTTATATATAATGGTAGTAGAGCTGAAGCAATGTCAGGTTATAATGATGACCTTGTAATGTCTTATGCTATGGGATTATGGATACGTGAAACTGCTTTGAGGTTACGTTCTGAGGGTATAGAGTTACAAAAGAAAGCAATGAACAGTATAACATCTAATCAAGGTGTTTATACACCAACAAATAACCAAAATGATTCTTGGACAATGGAAATTAACAAACAAAAAGAATCATTGGATTGGTTATTATAATATAGAGGTATAAAATGGCTGATACAAGTATATTTAGTAGACTACAGAGATTATTTTCAACTAACGTTATTGTAAGAAACGTTGGTGGAAGAAAATTAAAGATTAGTGATACTAGTCGTACACAAGCAACTGCTAAAAGTAATCTTATTGATAGATATCAAAAAATATTTACTGGTGCAGGACTAAGTGGATATTCAGATGCGTTGTTGACAAAGTCTATGAGGTTGAATTTATTCAAAGACTACGAACAAATGGATTCAGATGCAATAATATCTTCAGCACTTGACATTTATGCTGACGAGTCTACGATGAAATCAGAATATGGAGAAGTATTACAGATAAATACAGACAATGACCAAGTAAAAGAAATATTACATAATCTTTTTTATGATATAGTAAATATTGAATTTAATTTATGGCCTTGGATACGAAATATGTGTAAATACGGTGATTTCTTTTTAAAATTAGAAATAAACGAAAAATATGGTATAACAAATGTTGTTCCTTTACCTGTTTATGATGTTTCAAGACTTGAAGGAATTGATCCTGAAAATCCTGAATATGTAAAGTTTTTAATCGAAGCTTCTACTTCAGAACACAGATATAAACAAGACCAGTCTTCGACAAAAGAAGAGTTAGAAAATTATGAAGTAGCACATTTTAGATTATTATCCGATTCCAACTATTTACCATATGGTAAATCACAAATAGAGGGTGGTAGAAAAATATATAAACAGTTAACTCTTATGGAAGATGCTATGTTGATTCACAGAATCATGAGAGCACCAGAAAAAAGAATTTTTAAATTAGACATTGGTAATATCCCACCATCTGAAGTTGAAAATTACATGCAACAAGTAATTAATAAAATGAAGAAAGCACCTGTAGTTGACGAAACAACAGGTGATTATAATTTAAAATATAATATGCAAAATATTACTGAGGATTTCTTCTTACCAGTTCGTGGTGGAGATAGTGGTACAGATATTTCTAGTTTACCTGGTCTTACGTATGAAGCAACAGAGGATATTGAGTATCTTAAAAATAAATTATTGTCTTCATTAAGAATACCAAAAGCATTTCTTGGGTTTGATGAAAACATAGGTAGTAAGGCTACATTAGCTGCAGAGGATGTTCGTTTTGCTAGAACAATAGAGAGAATACAAAGAATAACTTTATCCGAGTTAACAAAAATAGCTATAGTTCATTTATACGCACAAGGTTATCAAGATGCAGAGTTAACTAATTTTGAGTTAACATTAACAAATCCATCTACAATTTACGAACAGGAAAAGATTGAGTTGTGGAATAACAAAACATCTTTAGCTGAATCTATGGTTAGAGATGGGTTAGTTTCTACAGAATGGATTTATAAAAACATATTTAATTTTAGTGAAGATGAAATAAAAGATATGGATACTCAAATTACATTTGATTATAAAAATAAATACAGACGCTCACAGATAGAAGCAGAGGGAAATGATCCAGCAGAAACAGGACAATCAGTAGGTTCACCATCTGATTTAGCAATGGGTAGAAGTGGTCACGAATTAGGTGATGAAGGTGGTGCACCTGAAGGTGGATTTGATGGTGCTGGAAGACCAAAGGAACCTAATAAGTATGGAAAAGATAGTGGAGTGAGAGGTAGAGATCCATTAGGAGCTCATGATAAGAAAAAAGGTGGTAGTGGTGCACCTAAATACGGTAAAGCTTTAGCGTTGGCTCACTATGATTCTCTCAAAAAATCAATGAATTTTAATAAAAAAGAGAGAGAAATCATAACAGAAGTGTCAGAATTAGAAGAAGAGTACCAAAATGAGGTAAGTTCTTTCAGTAATGACAAATCAAATGATTAATTATTGTTTAACTTTATATTTATTTATGAGTAAATATATATACATACGGAGTAACTTGTAATGGCTCAAAAACTAAAACACTCGAAGATTAAGAATACTGGTATTCTCTTCGAATTATTAACAAGACAGATAACTGCTGATGTATTGGCTGGGAAATCAACCAAATCAGTTGGAATCTTAAAAAAGTATTTTAATGAAAATACTGAGTTAGGAAAAGAGCTTGAACTTTACAAGTTACTTTCTGAAAAAAATTATACGTCAGAAGCAAAGGCTACTGATTTATTAAATGTTGTTATTAAACAACGTCAAAAATTAAGTAATTCCAATTTACGTAGAGAAAAATATAATCTAATAAGTTCCATTAAAGAAAATTATTCAGTAGATGATTTCTTTAGTGGTCGCATTCCTAATTATAGATTACTTGCTTCAATTTATAATGTTTTCCAATCAGAAACTACAAACAAAAAATTCAAAGCTGACCATATAGTCAACTCAAAATTTACAGTATTGGAAAATATTACACATAAGAAAATAGATGATAAGCAAATTAAAGCTAAAGTACTAAAGGAATATAACAAAGAAGATAAAGATTTAAGACTTCTTGCTTATCAAATTTTAGTTGATAAATTTAATTCTAAGTATAAGAATTTAAACGAATCTCAAAAAAAATTACTAAAAAATTATATTAACAATATAAGTAATACTAATTCATTAAGAGAATATGTTGATATTGAAGTAACTAAAATTAAAAAACAATTAGAAAAGCATTTACCAAAAGTTAATGATAAAATTACAAGTATAAAATTAACAGAGGCAATTGCTCAAGTAGAAAATTTAACAAAAGGTAAAATTGTTAATGAAAAACAAGTTTTGACTTTAATGAGGTACTATGAACTTATTAAGGAGATAAGTAATGTCCATAAGGGATAAATTAAAAGAAATAATTAAAGAGTTAATCAGACAAGAACTTGAAGAAGTATCTGTAACTGGTTCAATTGATGGTGGTGAAGGGCCACCAAAAACTCCTTATGCTTTTAGTAGTGGTAAAAAGAAAGACAAAGAAAAAGAAAAAAAAATAGCTCAGGCTAGTGGTTATGAAAAAGTAAATGAAGGAAAGTATCACGACTATAGAAATGATGAAACACTTACTGCAAAACAAAAAATAGGTAAGTCGATGAGAGAAATCAGAGATAGTCTTAATAATTTAGATAAACTTGTAAAGATGAATGTTCGTCTTAAAAATGAATTGAATGTAGATTCTAGGTCATATTGGAAAAATACTCATAAAGCTTTGAATAAAATAAGTGAGAGGTTAGTAAAACTAGCGAACAAAGTCGGACAATTACAGTAAGTCTGATATGTCTTTTGAAGAGAACAAAAAATCCTATATGGATACTTTGTTCAGTATTTCTACATTACTAAAAAGATGGCAAATAGAAATACAGAATAAAGATGTAGATAAAATTTATATGGTAAGAAGACTTGGACAATGGATAGAACAATTGGAAAGTCTCAAACATGAAATAATGATGGGAAAAGATAAATGAAACAATTAATAGTAGATTATTTACCATTTGAGGTAAGACCAGAACAAATAAACGAATCTATGAAAGAAAATAGTGGTAAGTTGATTGTGAAAGGAGTTTTACAAAGAGCAGAAGCTAAAAATCAAAATGGTAGAATTTATCCTCGTGAGATATTAGAAAGAGAAGCTGATAAATATACTTCAGATTTTATAAAACAAAGAAGAGCTATGGGTGAGTTAGATCATCCTGAATCATCAGTAGTGAATTTACAGAATGTTTCTCACAATGTCAAGGAAATGCATTGGGAAGGTGATAATTTATTAGGTACAGTTGAGGTTCTTGGAACACCGAGTGGTAACATATTAAAAGAATTATTTAAGAGTGGTATTAAATTAGGTATTAGTTCTCGTGGTATGGGTTCAGTTGAATCTGTTAATGAGGGTGAAGCCCAAGAGGTTCAAGACGATTTTGAACTTATCGCTTTTGATTTCGTTTCTAATCCATCTACACATGGTGCTTTTTTACATCCAACAAATGAATCAATAAATGAATCTAAAATAGTTGGTAGAACTTGTGGTGATTATTGTAAAGTAGAATCAATAATTAATGACATAATGAGGGGAAGTTAATTGATTAAATTAAAAAAAATATTAAACGAATCTGCTTGGAACAGAAAATTTGGAGAACCACTTCCAACTTTATCAAGTGTTATGGAAAAACACGATAATTGTGATTGTGGAGGCTCTTGTTGTGACGTAAAAGAAAGTGTTGAAGATAAGAATGAAGCAAAAAAGAAATTACAATCTCTTATGAAACACGAAGGTGGATTCAGAGATAAGATGTTTAAATTAGAACAAGCATTTCTTAGAGATGCAAGACCAGAAAATCGTGAGATTGCAAAACAACTTAAGAAGGCTTATAAAGACAATGTAACTAACTTTATGAGAGAAGCCACTAAACTAACAAAGAAATTAAAGTAATGCCCTCAGTATCCAAAAAACAACAAAAGTTTATGGGTATTGTTAGGGCTATACAAAAGGGTGATGCTCCATCCTCTAAGTTTTCAAAGAAAGCAAGAGACGTTGCAAAAAGTATGAAAGGAAAAGACGTGAAGAAATATGCTTCTACTAAACACAAAGGTTTACCGAATAATGTAAAAAGTGAAAACAAACTTTTTGAGAACCCCGCAGCTATTGCGGCTGGTGTTAGAGCTGCTATGCAACGAGCAAAAGAAAAAGAACTATCAGTCGGTGGTGGTAAAAAAGTAAAAGTATCAACTGCATTGTCAAATAAAAGTCATCCACAACATAAAAAAGCTAAAGGTATTATTGATAAAATAAAAGATAAAGCAAAAGCTATGTTGTCTAAAGCTAAAAAGAAAAAATCAGAACCAAAGAAACAATCTAAGTCTGATACTAATTTTTATGCAAGACAATTTGGCGGTAAGACTGAATCTATATACGAATCGGTTTATAAGTTCAGAGGTATGACAAAAACGGATATGGATGAGTTTGATGCTGCTTTAAGTAGAGAAAATGTTAAAGGAACTCCTGATTTCAACAAAATGACTTACACCATACACAGACCTAAAAAAGATGTGTATTTAGATTATTATATAAAGACTAAGTATAAAAAATTCAAACCAAAAAGAATTAAAGAAGGTTTCGGTGGAGAACTAAAGGGTTCTGATAAGAAAAAATTTGAAAAAGCTAGAAAAGAAAATGCTGAACAACTAGGATATAAACTTACCGGTAAGAGTGATGTCAATGAATCCGTAAATGAAAGAATGGATAAAAGACAAGCTGGTGAAATGTTAAAACAACTAGGTGGTAATAGATTTATTGCTATGACAGGTGCTAAAAACTTTGTAGTAGGGCCTAAGGGAGCTGGATTCAAGATTGGTAGAAACGCTAAAAATGTAAATTACGTTAGAATAGATTTAGATAAAGGTAAAGATTTGTACGATATGTATTTTAATTTCGTATCCGTAAGAGGAGTTAAATTAAAATCCAAAGTAAAAGGTGTTTACGCTGACCAATTACAGAAGATGTTTACGAAACATACTGGTATGTATACTAGTTTGTAAAAAATTTAATAAGTGTATATTTATATTAAAACAAGGGATTAGATATGTCTAAAAAGATTAAATTAAAAGATTTATTAAAAGAAAATTTTAGTGTTGTAGGTGGTGTAGTATCACAGAATGCATTTAGTGATAATATGAGTTTATCTAAGATCGTTAAGGAAAAATATGGCGATGTTAGTGAAGATAGGGTAGATGTTAAAGGTTTAACCACCGAATTATCACAATTCAATAATATAGGTGAAGATATTTTTGGTAAATCAAACATATCAAAAATCTCTGAAAAATTAAGTTGGATTGCTAATGAAGCTAAATCTCACACTTTAAGTGAAACAGAAGACTGGTTTGATAAAATTACAGTTAATCGTAATATGAAAGAATTAACTGGTCTTTCAAAACAATTTGGTAAAATAGCTCAAGAATCTAATTCTTTACAACAAAGATTAGGTGCACTTTATGAAGACATGGGTAACATCTTAGGTAGATATTATGAGATTGGTGAGAAACATATACCAGGTCATGATTCGGACGATATCGAAACTGTTGATATAGAAGAAAATGCATATGAGAAATTTTTTCAAGGTGCAATGAAAAAATTTGGTATTAGTTCACCAGATGAATTAGAAGATGATAAGAAAAAAGCATTTTTTAATTATGTGGACAAAAATTACAAAGCAGATAACGAAACCGATTAGGGGGATACGTGATATACGTAAAAGTTTACAATAACAATATTGAAAAAGCATTAAGTAAATTTAAGAAAAAAGTAAAAGAATCAAAATTGATGGTAGAACTTAGAGAAAGAGAGTTCTACACTAAAAAATCTCTTAAACGAAAAGAACAGATAGCTAAGGCTAAATTAAGAAGAAAAAATCGTATCGAAAATTAATTTTTTATATATTTATATATACAAAAAACAAATACACTACGGTCTTTCCGACCATCTTGTAGTGTAATCATAAATGTAATTCTATTATAGTTCACAATAACTATATTAATTCCAAACGGAGAAATAATAATGGATGATCTTTTAAAAGATGCCATTGCTGATGCTAAAGCTGTTCGTGAAACTGCTTTAGAAAATGCTAAAATTGCTCTAGAAGAAGCTTTTACTCCTAGAATCCAATCTATGCTTTCCAAGAAAATTCAATCTGAAATGGAACACGAAGACGAAGTAGACGAAGAACGTGGCGATGAAGATGAAGTTGAAGAAATGCGTGGAGATGAAGACGAAGTCGAAGAACGTGGTGAAATGCGTCGCGACGGTGATGAGATTGAAGACGAAGACATGCATGGAGATGACGAAGATGAAGTTGAAGAAATGCGTGGAGATGAAGAAGATGAAGTTGATGAATCTGAAATCATTGAAATCGATGGTGTAAAGTATGCTCCTGTAGTATCTGAGGAAGACGAAGATGAGATGGAAGAAGGGGAAGAAAGAGGAGAAGATGATGATATGGATGAAGACCTCGACCTTGACGAAATTCTCAAAGAGTTAGACGAAGAAGAAGATAAAGATGATGAAATCGATGAAATCGAAGAAGCTGAACATGATGACGAAGATAAAGTCGATGAAAATGATGTATCTTCTGGTACAGGTAAGAGTGATAATGCACATGACAAGAAATCTGGTGATTCAACTGATATAGGTAATGCTGGTAAAGCAAAACATACTGAGTCTGTTGAAGTATCTGAAGGTGAACATGAAGACGAAGATGATATGGATGAAGATATTGACCTAGAAGAAATTGTCAAAGCCCTTTCTGAAGAAGAAGATGAGGAAGAGAAGAAGGATGAAAATTCTAAACTCCAATCAGAACTTGAAGAGCATCGCAATGTCGTAAAATACTTACGTTCCAAATTAAACGAAGTTAATCTGCTTAATGCAAAATTACTTTTCACAAATAAACTATTTCGTTCTTATGGCCTAAATAATGGTCAGAAGATGAAAGTTGTGGAAACTTTTGATAGAGCACATAACCTTCGTGAAGTCAAATTAGTTTATTCTACTTTGGCTGAATCATTTGGTTCAAAACAAACTAAAACTGAAATTAAAGAATCTAAAGGTTCAGCTTCTAAAGCTGTCGCCTCTACAAAGTCTGAAAAACAGGAAGTAATTTCTGAAGGACATGAGTTGAGAGACAGATTTAAGAAACTTGCTGGTATTCTTTAAGACATAATTGGAGAAATTATAATGTCAAATCATAAAAACCTCGGTGCAGTCGAGAAATTGATGGATGGATTTAATCCTTACCGTCAAAGACAAGAGGAAACTCGCGGCTTGATTAAGAAGTGGGAACCAACCGGATTGTTAGAGGGTATAGATTCTGAACAGAGAGTAAACGGAATGGCCGTACTTCTTGAAAACCAGGCTCGTCAATTAATTGACGAATCTAGTCATACAGGAACATCTGCAAATTCTGAAGAGTGGTCTGGTGTTGCATTACCATTGGTTCGTAGAATCTTTGGTGAGTTAGCAGCTCAAGAGTTCGTTTCTGTTCAACCTATGAACCTTCCTTCTGGTCTAATTTTCTACCTTGATTTCAAGTATGGAACAGCTCAGTCTGGCATGAATGCTGGTGACCAAGTTTTTGGTATCACATCAGGTTCAGGCGATGCTAGTCAAGGTCTATACGGTGCTGGAAGAAGTGGATATTCTATTAACGATTCCATAACAGCCGCACAAGACATATCTGCTACTTCAGCTTCTGCTGTATGGGCAGATGTAGATTTCGAACCAGATCTATCAGCTTCTATTTCAGCTGGTACGATTAAAGCAGTTGACATTCCTTTATCAGCGATGACAAATCCTGATAAAGAAGGTGTAAGAGCTTTCGAAATCACAGGTTCAACTATTGCAGCTAATTACCCAGCTTATACAAAAGTATTAGATGGTGCTGCAGGAAATGAAGTAGCTCCTTCAAATGCTACCGCAACTCATGTAAGATTCCTTATATCAGAAGCGACAGCTGGTGCAGCTACATCAGGTTCAGTATTATATCATAAGCAACCAACAGATGTCACTCGTGGTGACTTTGAAGCTACTTCAGCTCAAGTTGATGCTAATCCTGAAACGGATATTGATATACCTGAAATTGATATCGCTATGCGTTCAATTCCAATCGTTGCAAAAACACGTAAATTGAAAGCAGTATGGACTCCTGAGTTAGCTCAAGACCTTAATGCTTATCATAGTGTTGACGCTGAAGCAGAATTGACTTCACTATTAAGTGAGTACGTATCTATGGAAATCGATTTAGAAATCCTTGATATGTTACGTTTAAATGCAAATGCTAAGACCGAAAGATGGTCTGCAAGAGTTGGATATGAATACAGCGCTGCTGATAATCTATTCACAGAAAGCTCTACTAATGCATCTGCATACACTAAAGGTGAGTGGTTCCAGACTCTTGGTAACAAGATACAGTCTGTAAGTAACGCGATTCATCAGAAGACTCTACGTGGTGGTGCAAACTTCATCGTAGTAAGTCCTGAAGTTGCTACTATCCTAGAATCTATTCCTGGATATGCTACTGATACTAATGGTGATTCTAACAATAAACAATATGCAATGGGTGTACAAAAAGCAGGTCTGTTGAATAACAGATTTACTGTATATAAGAACCCATACCAGTTCGAGAATGTAATTCTTGTCGGTTTCAGAGGAAGTAACTTCCTAGAAACTGGTGCTGTGTATGCTCCTTATGTACCATTAATCATGACACCTCTCGTGTATGACCCGAAGAACTTCACACCAAGAAAAGGTGTAATGACAAGATACGCTAAGAAGATTGTCAGACCTGAGTTCTACGGAAAAGTCATTGTTGGTGATGTAAACTTTGTTTAATAATCACATGACTGTACTTTAGGTACAATGTAAAAAAAAGGGGAAGTCTAACTTCCCCTTTTTTTATGCCCGTTATATTTATTATTGAATAATAGTAATTTTTAGGAGAATTATAATGGCACAAGAACCAATTTGGGCAGGTAATAGTTCATTTGAGGTAGGTCAAACACCATATGGATTTTATGATAGTGATACAGAATTTTCAGGATCAAGTAATCATTCTGTAGATAAATTTGCAGATTGGGCTGCTAGACGATTGGGTTACCCAATTATGTCAGTTGAACTACAATCAGGTTCTTTTTATGCGTGTTACGAAGAATCAATAACTGAATATTCAGCACAGGTAAATCAGTTTAATATAAAAGATAATTTATTAACATTACAAGGTCAAGCGACTGGTTCAAACGTAACACATAAAAAAGTTACACCAACGTTAGGTAGAACAGTATCTTTAGCTAAACAATATGGTACAGAAGTTGGTGTTGGTGGAAATGTTGATTGGAAAAAGGGTAGTATTAGTGTTACTAGTGGTAGTCAAGAATATGATTTAAATGCACTTTTTGCTAATGTTTCTGAAAGTGGTAACGCTATTGAAATTAAAAGAGTATACTATGAGGGAACTCCAGCAATGCAAAGATTTTTTGATCCGTATGCCACAACAGGATATGGAACTATAAATATGGTGGAAGGTTTTGGATTTGGTAATAGCTCTCCCGCTGTGTCATTTACATTAATGCCATTGTATGAAGATTTGTTACGAGTTCAAGCAATTGAGTTAAATGATTCTATAAGAAAATCAGCTTATTCTTTTACATTAGTAAATAATAAATTACGTATATTTCCAGATCCAGAAGAAGATAGTAGAATGTATTTTGACTATGTGGTTACTAATGATAGAGATAATCCATTACAAGCAGATTATGGTGCAACTACAAATGTCATATCTGATTTTTCAAATGTACCATATGATAATATGGAATTTAAATTTATAAACGATGTGGGTAAACAATGGATAAAAAAATACGGACTTGCTTTATGTAAGGAATTATTGGGTATGATTAGAAGTAAGTATGGTGCAATACCAATACCTAATGCTGAAACAAGTCTAGACGGAGATACTTTAAGGTCAGAAGCTGCTGCAGAAAAAGAAACTCTTATTACACAACTTAGGGAAATGTTAGAACAGACAAGTAGAAAAGCTTTGTTAGAAGCAGATAAAGATGAAGCTGAGTTTTTACAAGAAAAACTACAAAAAGTTCCATACCCAATTTATATAGGATAATCTTATGCCAAGTCGTTTTTATTCACAAAAAGACATAGACACATTTGATAAGTTTAATAAAGAACTTGTTGGTGATTTGTCTACAAGTAAGGATGGTATAATATACCAACCTGTAGTAGTATATAAAGTTTCTGTATATGATACTGAGGTAAATATGTATGGAGAAACTGCTAGTGGTAAAGTTTATAAACCAGGTGTTGAGGTAAGTGCTATCGTAGACGCAGAAGACCAAACAACTACAACAGATGAATTTGGTCCTGATTTACAACAGAATGCTGTGTTCTCTTTTGTGAGACAATCACTTGTTGACATTAGTTATGTAATAGAAATAGGTGATGTTGTAAATTGGAATAGTGGATATTGGGAAATATCATCTATTAATGAAAATCAATTAGTTGGTGGTCAGACTGATTATAATCATTCTGTTGTGTGTAACTCATTCTTAGTAAGGATATCAAATTTAAATATTGAACGTGTTAGGAGTGTTTAATGTCTAAGAAACCATTACCACGAAAAACGAGAGTTGTAAATCGTGGATATCAATACTCTAGAAAAAAAGAAGACAAGGTAAATAATATAACAGTTACCTTAAAAGATATAGACTCTGCTGTCATATACTATGTTGAAAACATAATACAACCATCTGTAGAAGATAATGGTGAGAATGTAAAAGTTCCAATCATATATGGTTCTATGGAAAGATGGAAAGCAATAAAACGTGATGGTTTTCTAAGAGACAAAAAAAGACAAGCAATTACTCCAATTATAATGTTTAAGAGAAATACGATTGATATGAATAAAGATATGCCGATAGATAAATTAGATGCAAACAATCCACATATATTTTATACGTTTGAAAAAAAATATTCTAGGAAAAACATATATGATAAGTTAAACGCTCAAATAGGAGTAATATCACAAAGACAATATTATAATGTATCAGTTCCTGATTATGTTGATTTAAATTATACTTTTACAGTTTGGACATCTTACATTAAACAAATGAATCATGTGATAGAAAAATTTACATATGCAGATGGAGCTTATTGGGGTAATCCTGATAAAATGCGTTTTCGTAGTATAATTGATAGTTTTGATGATGTTACAGAAATAGGAGATACTGAAAGAATAGTAAGAACGAATTTTAACCTTACTATGAAAGGGTATCTATTATCTGAAAGTGATAACGCTAAAAAACCAACGACAAATAAATTTATAACACCTAAAAAGGTTGAGTTTTTTGAATCGGTGGAAGAGGAATTATAATGGATAAACCATTACCAAGAAAACAAAGAGTTTTAAACAGAGGTTATTTATATTCTCGTAGTGGAGAAAATATAAAAAATCCTGAAGTAACTCTAATTGATATTGATAGTTCAATACTTTTTTACTTTGATAAAGTAATACAACCGTCTGTAGAAGATAATGGTGAGAATGTAAAAGTTCCAATTATGTATGCTTCACCTGAAAGATGGAACTCTATAAAAAAACAAGGATTTATGAGAGATAAAAAAAGACAAGTGATAACACCTGTCGTTGTTTATCGAAGAACTTCTGTTACAAAAGATGAAACTGTTCCACAAGATAAGCTTGATGCAAACAATCCACATATGTTTTATACTTTTCAAAAGAAATTTTCACAAGAAAATAAATACGATAAGTTTTCACAACAAATAGGGTTACTACCTCAGAGAGAATATTATAATGTAATGATGCCAGACTATGTGACTATCTCATATGATTTTATAATATGGACAAGTTACATTGAACAGATGAACTCTATTGTAGAAAAAATTGTATATTCAGATGGAGCGTATTGGGGCGATCCTGAAAAAATGAGATTTAGAAGTAGTATTGATTCTTTTGAGGATGCAACTGAAATAGGAGATACTGAAAGATTAGTTAGAACAAACTTCTCCGTAACTCTTAGAGGATACTTATTACCAAAAGGTAACTTTGACCATAGGTCAACAACACAAAAATTCTTAACACCAAAGAAAGTAATTTTCGGAACAGAAACGGTTGATAGTATAACAAAGAATATAGGTAAGAGTGGTCAGTTTCAAGAAGAATTGCCAGAAGAAACAACAATTAGTAGTGTTCCTAGTGTTGGTGATTTAGGTATAACTTTAACAAATCCAATAATATTCAATGGCTCCCGAGATGATGGGAGGCCCTCCTAGGAAGCCTTCTAC